TTTTTATTTAAAGCATCAAATACTCCTGGATCTGGTTCGATGCAATATATTTTAGAACAACCTTTAGATTCTGCTCTAATAGCTGACATACCAATATTGGCTCCTAAATCTAAATAAATATCACCATATTCTATACCAGGACCAAATGCATTTAACTCATCATATATTAAATTCCCATAAGCCATTGCTCCTTCCCATCCATATCTATTACCTAAATCATTAATATCTCCTGAGGTATCCCAAGTTGATATATCTATTATTTGATCATTTTTTGTATAAAGTTTAGTGCGCATATTCATTAAATAAATTTATTAATTCTTTTGAACGATTTAACCATGATAATTCTTGTGCTGTGGTAAGAGCATTATTTCTATAATTTGTGTATTCTTGAGTAATTTTTTTTAAACCTTCTATCATTAATTTTAAATCACGGGGTGCTCTCCATAATCCATGAAATGTAGTTTCTTTCTCAATCCATCCAAGTATAGGTAAACCACAAGCAGCAGCTTCTAATAATGTTAAATTAGGATGTCCAGCTTCTAATTCACTAGGATGTAAAAATATAGTATGAGATGTGTAAAGTTGTCTTAAATCATCATTTGAGGGTTCCCATAACATTGTTAATTTAGGATAACCTCTAACCCAAAGATTATCATTAAGCCAATTTTCATTATTTTTAGGACCAGCAATTGTTATAGGTAAATCCATAGACATTGCTAATTGAACTCCTAATCCAAATCCTTTTCTATCATAAGCACCATATCCACCTAAACCATTATTTGCTAACATTAATAAATTATGTATGATAGGAGGTGTTTCATTTGG